TGCATCGATCTCGCGGAAATCTTCTACTACAAAAAACGTCTCGGCCAACTCGTAGACGGCGAGAACGGCTGGACCGTCAAGGCGCAGGAGTACGGTGACTGGCGAATTCACCCGACGATCAACGTCGGCGGAACCGTCACGAACCGCGCGTCGCACTCGAACCCTAACATCGCGCAAGTCCCGCGTGTGGTGTTCAAGAAACTCCCGGTGCTCGACGAACACGGCGAGCCGGTGATCGGGAACGACGGAAAGCCGGTCCTGCAAGCGAAAAAGACCCTGATGAAGGGCCGCGACGGCGACCACGGCTGGGATTGCCGCGACCTCTTCTATGTCCCGGACGGCTGGGAATTGATGGGCTCCGACCAGAAGGGGATCGAGCTTCGCTGTCTCGGTCACTTCATGGCGGAATTCGACAACGGCGAGTACGGCCGTCTGGTGGTCGAGGCCGACCCGCACGACCTCCACCAACAGGTCATGGAACTCGATTCGCGCGACGTCGCGAAGACGGCGATCTACGCCTGCGTCCCGATGGACACCACCATCCTGACGCGTCGGGGGTGGAAGCGCCACGACGAACTCGTCATCGGCGAGGACGTGCTGTCGTACAACGCCGCAACCGGTCTGAAGGAATGGACGCCTCTACTCGAAGTCGTGCGGTACGACGACGCGCCTGTGGTGTCGGTCGAGCACGGCAAGGGTTTCAAGGTCCGCTGCACGCCGAATCACAGATGGTTCGTGAAACGACGGACCGGAGGCCGCAAGGAACGCTACTATATCGACGAAGTCCGTACTACGGAACAACTGAATTCCGAATGCAACATCATCGTCAACGCACCATTCAACTCGACGCAAGACCTGTCTGATCTTCCGGAAGCGTCCAACATTGACGGGATGGGGAAGTACGACGTCGATTGGTCGGCGCGTGTGCTCGCGATGTCACACGCACAGCGCGAGGCTTTTCTTGCGGGCTTCCTGATCGCCGACGGTTACCGTTCGACCGACACCGTGAATGGTCATTGGCTGTGGTCTCAGAACGCCAACACCCTGTCCGAGGCGGCGCTGCTCGCGTCCTACCTCGTCGGGGTGGGGAAGGTGACGGCGAACCGACTGACTCGACCTAACCGCGCCGATCCGGCGAATCAGATGATGGTCGCGACGCTGAACCGTCGCGGTCATGTCACGTCGCAAAAGCTGGTGATCACGGACGACGGGCGCGAGCCGGTCTGGTGCGTGCGGACGAAGAACGAATCGTTCGTCATGCGTCAAGGCGACGTGATCACGATCACCGGGAACACGATCTACGGCGCGCAGGACTACAAGCTCGGCTGCACGATCAAGCCGGAACTCGCGGTGAACGCGAACGCCGCGAAGGCTCTCGGCGCCGAGATGCGGCGTCGCCTGATGCAGCGAATCCCCGCGCTTGGGGCTGTGGTGAAAAGTATCACGCGGGAGGCTAACCGGGGCTTCGTCTTGGGGCTCGACGGCCGTCGGCTGTTCGTCCGCAAGCGTCACTCCGCCCTCAACACGAAGCTGCAAGCCGCCGCCGCGACGATCGCGAAGAAGTGGTGCGTCCTGTTCGAGCGGTACATGGAAGACGCTGGATACCGTCACGGCTGGGACGGAGACTTCGCGATCCTCGCGTGGGTCCATGACGAACTTCAGGTCGCGGTCCGCAGCGATCCGGCGATCAAAGCCTACGCGCAGGAGTGTGCGGTTCGCGCGGCGGCTGAGGCAGGTAAGTCGTTCAACTTCAGATTGCCTGTTGATGTCGATTGTAAATGGGGCCGGACTTGGGCGGAGACGCACTGAACGTATCAATCGTGTGTCAAAAACCTTGACAGATTGTTCCAGCTACGCTACCACTCAGCCTCCCCCTCGGAGCCCCCGTCCGTGACCGAAAAAATCCCGCCGACCTACCCGCTTTTCCTTCAAACCACCTTCCGTTCCCGTCGCTTTCCGGGGTTGCTGACGGCGGTCGGTTGGATCACCGGCCTCACGTACGCCGGAACGTGGGCCGGGACGCGTTTCGGCTTCTTCGCACAGCCGTGGAACCTCCTGTTCCTCGTGTCGTTCGCGGTGTTCGCCGCCCTGTTCCTGTGGTGCTTCTTCCGTTCGCTGATCGACCACTTCATCGCCCAGAGCACCGCGATCGCGATGGAGCAGCAACTCGAAATGGCGAAAGCCGTGCAGAAGGCGCGCGGCGGGCTGTTCGACACCGCGTGCAAGCACGAGATCACCGTCACCGGTTCGACCGACAAGCCACTCACCCCGGCTGACATCATCGAACTCGCCAAGCGTCGGCAGCAACAGAACCCCGACGAGCCGACCGCCTGACATGCTGATCCTCGTCTTCGACACCGAGACGACCGGCTTCCTGCACGGCCGCCTGCCGATCGGACACTCCGACCAACCCAAGATTGTGCAACTCGCCGCCGTCCTATGCCGTGAGGATCAGACCGAGGTCATGCGGCTCGACGTCGTGATCTATCAGGACGTCGTTCCCGCAGAGTCAACCAAGGCGCACGGGCTGACGGAGGAGTTCGTCAAGGCGGTCGGGGTCAACGAGGGTGCGGCGCTCTCGCTGTTCGAAGACATGCTCAGCATCGCGGACATCGTGGTCGCACACAACATCGATTACGACCGGAAGGTCGTCACGAACGCGGTGCGGCTGCTCGACGGGACCCCGGACACCGATCCTTTCGCGGGCAAGCAACTGTTCTGCACCATGAAGGCCGCGACGCCGATCCTGAAGCTTCCGCGCAAGTCCGGCGGGATCAAATCCCCCAGCCTGACGGAGTGCGTCAAGCATCTGCTAGGCCGAGATCACGTCACAGCGCATACCGCGATCGGCGACGTCTTGGAGACCAAGAACATCTTCTTCAAGCTTCAGGAAATCGTGCGTAAATGATTGACTTCAGGGCAGGGTTCGACGCGTACGTCGCGGCGACCGAGAAGAAGTGGAAACACGACCGCTCGAAATCTGTCGGGGCGTCCGAAGCCTTCGGCTGTATGCGCGCAGTGTGGTTCAAAAAGAACGGCACCGAACCCGATCCGGATTACGAGCAGTCGTGGGGCGCGTTGCGACGCGGCGATTTGATTGAAAACCATTTCGTCGAGCCCGCCGTCCGCTGGTATCTGGAAAACCACTTCCCGAACACCCGTCTCGTCTATGGCGGCCAGCGTCAGAAGACGCTGATCGACACGAAGAACAACCTGTCCGCGACACCGGACGGTCTGGTGATCGGCGCCGACGACGACGCACTGGCGGAGTACGGGGTCCCGTCGCTCGGCGGGACCGGCTGCTTCAACCTCGAAATCAAGTCGATCGACCCTCGGGTGAACCTCAAAGAGGAAAAGGCCGTCCACCGAGGCCAGACGATCGTCCAGATGGGACTCACCCGCGAGAAGACGTCGTACAAACCGAATTACGCGGTGATCATCTACATTGACGCGTCATTCTTCGACGACATCGATGTGTTCGTGATCCCGTTCGATCAGAAGACCTACGACATCGCGAAGCAACGCGCGCGTGAGGTCTTCACGATCACCAATCCCGCCGAGATCATGGCGGAGGGGAAATACGAAAACGGATGCGGTTACTGTCAGTTCAAGCGCGCCTGTGCTCGCGTGAGCGGTAACGCGATCCCCGAGGAAGGCGAGATGAACGCGGATACCGCTCCCTCGCCCCTCATGCAGGAATTCCAGTCTCTCGTTCTCGACGAGCGTACGGCGTCGCAAGAATCGAAATACTGGGAGGCGAAGCACAAGCTGGCTTCGGAGAAGCTGAAGCAGTGGTTCGTCGATACTGGCGTGCGGCGAGCGGAGGTTCCGGGCGTCGTGAAGGCCAGTATTTCTTGGGTGAAAGGCCGAACGTCCTACGACTACAAAGCCATGTTGGCGGACGGTCTCGATCTGACACCCTACACCCGTGAATCGGAGGGGCATTCGCGCCTTTTCATCACGGAAAAAGGTCCGAAGAAAGCAGAAGCAGAAGAAGAATAAGACGCTAGACAGTAGAGAAGAGAAGAGTTAGGGTAAGTCCCTAGAGAAGACTAAGCATAAGCGAAGTAAACCCCGGCGGTCTCAGGACCGCCGGGTCCCCTCCAGAGAAGAAAAGACTTAGAAGTACATGGGTTCCGAAGTCGCTACCCGCGCAAACACGTTCGTTTCGAACAACGACGACTACTACGCCCAACTCGCTCAAGAGGCCGCTGGCCTCAAGATGGGCGGGGACGGCAAGGCTTTCATGAAGTTCGACGGCAATTCCGGCGACTACTCCTACGGGCAGAACGACGACCCGCTGAACATCGGCGATCTGCTCGCGGCGAATCCCCGCTCGTTCAAGCGCGGCTGGATTTGCTGGAAAGACGGCGAGATGATGGAAGAGATCATGCTCTCCATCGAGGAAGGTCAGCCTCCGGCGAAGCACACGCTGAAGGACTACGGTCCCTACGAGGAAGAGAACGACGGCTGGTCCGAACAGTTCTCAATCGAGTTCCGGATGCTCGACGAACCGCACGCCGAGATGGTGTTCAAGGCGAACAACGCCTCGAAGCGCCGCGCGCTCGCCGGTCTGATGAAAGACTGGTCGAAGACCTACAAGTCCCACCCGGGTGAACTCCCGGTGATCGAGATCGACGAAACCGAGTTCGAGTTCAAGAAGGGCAAGCGCACCTTCACCAAGCACGCTCCGGTGTTCAAGATCGTCGAATGGCGCGCGGAAGACGATCTCGTCGCGCTGACGGAGGGCTCGCCCGCCGACTACGCCGCCGGTCCGGCAGAGGAAGAGGACGAGCGTCCCGCCCGTTCGTCGCGTCGCGACGACCGGGTAGACGTCCGTGACGACCGTCGCGCATCGTCCAGCCGCCGCGCCTCCTCGCGTGACGAGGAACCGGAGGAAGAGGAAGAGCGCGAAGAGCGTCGCGCCTCGCCGCGCCCGGCAGGACGCGGCGAAGAGCGTGACCGCTCGACGCCGCGCCGGGGTCGCTACTGAGCGACTCTCCGAGCCCCGCCGACCTCGACCGGCGGGGCTCCCCCTCCTCCCCACAGAGCCCCTAAGGGCCGCGCAGCTATACGGTCATGACCACCCTGACGCAACAGCAAGGGCGGGCCGTGAGTGAACTCACGGCTCGGATCAAGGAAGGCCAGCCGGTGACCCGGTTGGAGGGCTTCGCCGGGACCGGCAAGTCCACCATCCTCCCGCACATCATCGAAGACCTCGGGTTCGACCCGCAATCGATCGCCTTCATGGCGCCGACCGGTAAGGCGGCGAAGGTCATGCGGTCGAAATTACGCGCGCAGAAGTACCCGAACTCCGACGCCTCGACGATCCATTCGGCAATCTACCGCGCGAAGCCCGTGCCGGTGGGGTCGCTGGAGGCCGACCTCGACAAGCACCAACAGGAGCTTGTCGAGTACCAGAAGGCGCATTCGGGCGCCGACCGCGATCCGAAGCACATGGATCAACTCCGCCGGGCGATCTCGCGGTTGGAGATGGAACTCGACGCGCTCTACCGCGACGACAAGCACATCTTCCAACTGAACGTCGATTCTCCGATCCGCGAGAAAAGACTGCTCGTGGTGGACGAAGCCTCGATGGTCGGCGAGCAGATGGCGGCCGACCTCCAGCACTTCGGCGTGCAAATCCTCTCGATGGGCGACCCCGGTCAGCTTCAGCCGATCGAGGATAAGCCCGGCCTGTGCATCGGACGCCCTGACTTCAGACTGACGGAAATCCACCGTCAGGCGGCGGACAACCCGATCCTGCACCTCGCGACGCTCGCACGGAACGACGACCCGCTGCCGGTCGGCGACTACGGGAACGGCGTGCGGGTGATGCGGCGGCGGGATTACGCTCCGGACCACGACCGCGACGCGATGCCGAAAATCCTCGTCGGGATGAACAAGACCCGGTGGCGGATCACGCAAATGCTGCGCGAGGAGTTCGGGCTGCTCGACCGGGGCGATCCCGACACCTTCGGTCCGCAGAACGGCGAGCCGCTGATCGTCTGCAAGAACAACCGCGAGTACCCATCGCTGGTGAACGGTTCCGAAGCGACATCGCTGACGGACGCGATACTCCAGAAGGGCGACGCGACCTTCGACTTCACGTTCATCGACGAAGACGGGGTCGAATACCGCGACAAGCGGGTGTTCCAAGGACTCTTCGAAGAGCACTTCACGAAGAAGCCGGGCGTGTTCAGCGCGGACTCCCGCATGGCGTTCCGCGCGCGCAAGTCTTCGATCATCCTCGACTGGGGCTGGGCGATTACGGTCCATAAAAGTCAGGGATCGCAATGGGACGACGTCGTAGTGGTGGATGAATCCGGCGTGTTCCGGGACCAAGCGAACAAGCATCTCTACACCGCGATCACTCGGGCGGCGAAGACGCTCACGGTTCTGATCTAAGGAATACTCAATGATCGTCGTCGGTATCACCGGAAAGCGCGGAAGCGGTAAGACTACCGCCGCCCGTGGGCTTGAGGGCTTCTACGTAAATTCCAACTCACAGGTTCGCTACGCCCACCTGAACTTCGCTGATCCGCTGCGACAAGTCGCAAAGACAGTGTACGGGCTCACCGACGAGGAGATGCTGGATTCCGTCCTAAAGGAACAGCCGCTCGACCGGTATCCCTTCAAGTCGCCTCGCGAAATTCTTCAGTACATCGGGACGGAGATGTTCCGGGCGTACCTCGATGACACGTGGATCGAGGCGTTCCGGCGACGGGCGCTGGAACTTCTCGCAGAGTCCAACTTGTACGGCGACCCTTTCTACTCTGGCGTCGTCTGCTCCGACGTCCGCTTCCCCAACGAAGCCGATGCGATCCGCGAGATGGGCGGGAAGATCATCCGCGTGGTGAACCCCGCCCTCGACCGTCAAGACACAGCGTCTCAGCATCCGTCTGAGACGTCCATCGATCTCATCGTTCCGGATTGGACGATCGAGAACTCAGGCTCGATCGAAGACCTGCAACGCGCGGTCCGCGATCTCGTCTGTGCTCAGTAATTGTAAGTAAAGGATATCTCATGGCTACCGCGTACACCGTCTCGCGCGACGACGGCTCCAAACTGCATTTCTTCCTCGAAGACGTCGTCGCGGTCGAGCGCTCGGACTTCTTCGTCGGCGCTCGGATGATCTCCGGCGACGTCTACCGCGTGGTTGAACCGCCGCTGGCGAAGCGTTCGTTCGTCAATGAAGCTGCGCAGAAGGCGGAAAACGCTCGCTACGTCACCGACCTCAAGGCGTTCCTCGTCGCCGGGGACGAATTCGCCTCCATCTGGGCGAAGGCTCGGGGCGCCTGATGGAGACGGCGTCCGCCTGCTCCGCGAAGGTGATCGCCTCGTCGATCTCCCCCAGCGGCGTCCGTATCGACACGCTGCAACTGCGCTACCCGCGCATGGTTCACGCGGACTTCATGACCCACCGCGTGTTCTCGCGGAACGGCAGTTCGAGTCGCGCGATCCCGAACGCCTCACTCACCGTTCGCGACGCCGATCCGTACGTCCCGATGTTCCGCAAGAACAAGGCAGGAATGCAGCCGGGCGATTTCCTGAGCGAAGCGGAGCAGGCGGAAGCGGCGTCTCTTTGGCTTAACTTGGCGCACTTCACTCGTGAGGTCTGCGCCAAGCTCGCCGCGAAAGACGGTCTGAACATCCACAAACAATGGGTGAACCGGCCGCTGGAATGGTTCGGCTTCATCGACGTCGTCGCGACCTCGACGAATTGGTCGAATTTCGACGCTTTGCGTGACCATCCGGCCGCGCAAGACGAGATTCAAGCCCTTTGTCAGGTGATGAAGGCCGCACGCGCGGCGGTCGAGCCGGTTCGACTCAAAGTCGGCGAGTGGCATCTGCCGTACATCACGGCGGAGGATCGCGAGACGATCCGGGCCGAGCTTCCGCGTTACGACCAGTACGCCCATACGGCGTTGGAGAAGACTGATCCGATCTTCCGTCGAGCCCGAGCGCATGTGGACAATGTCGATCAACTTCTGATCGCGATGTCGGCCGCTCGTACGTGCCGGGTGTCTTACGCCAAGCACGACGGCACGCCACCTTCGCTGGAGAACGACATCGAACGTTTTCTCTCCCTCTCCGGGGAGACCCCGATGCACGCTTCGCCGCTCGAACACCAAGCCACCCCGAACCCCAGCGCGGAATTCTCCCCTTACGAAGGGAATTTTCACGGCTGGCTCCAATTCCGCAAATTCGTTCCCGGTGAATGCCTGTGACCGACCCTACTCCCGTGATCCCCATCAACGAAGACGGCGACGGTGGAGGCGGCGGGCTCGGGCCTGAGTTCGCACTTTCGACGTGGGGCGCCGAGGGCGGCGAGGAGGTGGAGATTCTCGTCCACGTCCCCGACCATCCCTCGGAGCATCATCCCGCCTCGCTCGCGCTGCTCTACGGGCTCGCGATCCTCGTGTTGGATCAGAATGGCACGCTCTCACGCACGATCGACACGCTGACCGAGGACCCGATCTCGGAGGCCGAAGCGTGTCGGCGGATCGACTTCCTGCTCAAGAAAGACGCCAATGACCGAGCAGCCTGAAACGCCGACCGCGAAGCTCGTGCTTGTGCAAGACCTCAACAACACGGGCGGTTTCTGGTTCCAGTTCCGTCTCGCGTCGCAGGACGACGTCTCGAACCCCGAGGGCTTCGTCCTCCCGTTCGTAGACATCCTGACGCTCGCGATCGGCCGTCAACTCGCGACGATGCCGGACACCTTCACCGCCACCATGCGCGAGGTGATGGCGGCGATCGACGCCTTCAACGAGGCGGTCGCGAACGGTGAGCCGCTCGGCGAGGCGGTTGACGCGCTACACACCAAGCTCGGGTTCAAGGTCTACGGTGTCGAAGAAGCGTAACAAAGAGACCAATCCGAGTCTCTCGTACCGTCTCCCGCGCGAGAAGGGCTGTCTGATCGTCCCGATGGGCGACGGGATGACCGTGCTTGAGCGAGCGATGGAGTATCTCGGCTCCCGCGTGAAGGAGACTCGGATGGGTTTCACCCTCGACGGCAAGCCCTGCAACACCGCCGACATCCTGAAGGCGGCGGGGATGAGCTACAAGGA